CGGCCTTGGCATCTTCTTGCCCTGTGCCTAAACCAACATTAATTTCCATATCCATTGAGCTATCCCAAATGGCAGGGTCAACAGGTACAAACTGTCCGTTTAAACGCATCATTTGCTCGTCTGGCGAGTTTTTAACGGCAACGTGTAGCATTAGCTGGAATAACCGCTTAGTCCCTTCTGCGAGGTTTCTAGCCATGACTTCAACTTGGCCTGCGCCAGCTTGTGCGGTCAATGCGGCTGCGGTGGCAGAAGTGTTTTGAAGCATATCAGCGTTAAGGCCCATACTCATTTTACTAATGCCTGTTTTCTCTTCAACTAGCATATCAAGATATTGCAATGCTGGAAGTGTGGAACCAGCTACAAAAGGCACTGTTAATGGGTTAATCGACCCTATTTGCTCACTGCGAATGATTGCACCGATCTCGTTATTCAGCACATCGTCCATTTCCACCAAATCTTCATTGACCTCTAAACGTGGGGTGTTTACTAACGCCACATTGTCTAAAATGCCGCGTAATACGCTAGTGGTGGTGTCTTGATCGTTAATCACTAACTCAGCTAGTGAGCGTCCATAAAAAGCGTGTGGTTCTGGGTCAACGTGGAAATCAGCAAACGGGGCTTTATCCCACGGCTCCATCTCAAGCACTTCGTAATCAGTGCCGCCACAAAGGAACTTGTGAAGTGTAGGTATGCCGTCACCTTCTGCGTCAATGCGTAAGTACGCTTCTGTGACAAGAACTTGGCGCATAGATGGGTCATTGTCTACATCTTCATCGTCTGTAATAGACTCGCCAAAACGCTGTATTTTTTCAATATTGCCAATCAATGAGTCGTTATCTGAGCCGTTTAGATTATCCACAACGTCTTGATCTATGCCCATAGCCACTAGATCGCCTGCGCGTTTCTCGCTTCTGTGGCAGCAGATGTAAGCATCATCAATCGACTTAGCCGAACCATCAATAAAAAATTCTTCTGGCGGCACACCTTCAATAACCATCTCACCTTCTTCATACTTGTGAGTGATAACCATGTGGTGAACATTGCGCTCAATCTCAATGTCAAACTCGTCCATTTCCATTTCTATTTCTTGTCGATGTTCAACAACTTCAACACCTTCTTTATTGACCAATACCTGTACTTCTTGGTCTGACAAGTTTTCATAAGTGTACGTTTTAGCAATGGTTTCTTGGTTCCACCAGACTTTTACAATGCCGACTTTCTTCACTAATGAATCATGGATTGCATTAGATAAGACGTTATATCCACCTACTTTGTTAAACACCCAATGACAATAAGCTGTCGCTTGTTCTGCATTAGCCACATCTTCTGGGCCTTTGGGCGTAAATTCCACAAACTTATTATTGCTCATAAAGATACGCATTAGGCTAGGTTTAGCACCACGCACCACATCACGCACTTTAGTAGACACTACGCGTGAACGACCCTCTTCATGGTCTAAGTCAACATTGCCGTCAAAGTAGCTTTGAGCGCGTTCACGTTGGTCTGCAATATCTGAATCAACGTAATCAATGGCTGATTGAATAGCGGTTTTAATTGCACTTTGAATATCTTGTTGTGACATTTTTGACATTGTTAAATTCCTACCTAATAAGTTCCATCAAACCTTGTTGAAGACCGCTACCAACTTGGCGCGGCATATCGCTAATATTAGAATCCATTACTTCTTGAGTTGCTTGCTGCTGAATTGGTCTGTTAGCACCTTTTAAAACATTATCAATAATCTTGCCAACTGCGTCACCTAATTGAGCCATGCCTGTTTCATCAGTTAACGCTTTTCTTACAACTTCTGGTTTAGTGCTAAACAATACTTTAACAATTTCTAGGTTTTGATCTGGCGTTAGCCTTACTGGTGTCTTAGACGTAATATTAGTGACTGCATTTAAAATATCTTGTGGGCTTGGCATACCAGTAACTAATGTATTTAATATACTGCCACCAGTGCCTCTTCTTAGAGATTCTTGGCCTAATGCCTGTGTCGGTGAGCCAGCAGTGGTGGGCATGGCTTTTCTTAACCTATCCATATCGCCAGCAATGTCTAACTGATCTATTAACTGTTTACCCTTTAAGCCTGCTTTATCCATTACTGTTCTTAGCAATAAGCCAATGTTTTTGGTTTCATCAGCCGCATTTTTCATAGTCGATGGGGCAGTTCTCATTTGATTTTTTGCGGATAATAAAAACCCGTTTAAAAACCCTTCCATATCTTCTGGTGAACCATCTTTTTTTAGGTTGGTTAAATAAGCATCTAATTCTTCCACATTTTTGCCAGTTCCAAAAAAAGCCTTGCCTTGCTTGTAAGCTCTTTGAGCAGACCTTACTATTGCAGCTTGTGACCTAGCAGCACCTAAATCGGGATAAGTTACGTCTAACTTTCTTTGCAAATCATCTGCAATTTCTTTTAAATTTATAGCGCGTGAGTTTTTACCTTGATTAAACATAGTATCTAAGTTTTCTTTTAGCACTCTAAGCACTGATTCAGCGTCCTCAAGACTAGCCATTTTATTTAAAATAATATTGCCGTCTGCATCTGCTTTAATAAAAGCATCATCACCCAAGCCCATTTCTGAATATAGTTTTTTTAATTCTTTAGCAGCCGTTGGGTATCTAATAATTAAGTTTTGCAGAACCCCTTGTATTTCTGGCGTTACTTCTTCAACGCCCTCCATTGCACCGCCATAAGCCTTTCTTTCAGCTTGCGTTAAAGCCTCTTCTGTGGCCTCCATGTACTTAACTATATTGTTATCGTCAGTCATTGATTTTGGCGAGAATATCTTTTGCAAAGTAGCTTTTGCTTTGCCTGCGGTTGTACTTGCGTTACGAGAAGCCATAGCTAACGCTGCTCGACCAGCATCCCCACCTTCGTTAATAATGGTTTTTATGGCTATGGTTAATGTCTCGTTATTTGCCATAATTCGGCCTGACGCAATATCAGCCACCACTTCATCAACTGATTTTCCTGTTAGATTAACCAGCCTTGCTAATTCTGCCTCAACAACATCAGCAGGCTTATTTCCTAACCTTCTCCTTGCCCAATTATACACCTCACTGCCAATACCCTTAATGCCTTTTCCAGCCAGCCATAGACCACCACCTGTGGTTAAAGAAGTCACTGCACCTGTTACAGTATCACCAGACACTTCGCCTGCATTTCTTCCCTCGCTTGAGCCAGCACCATAAACGGCTCCTTCTGTTCCAGCCGCTAAAAAAGCCCTTGCAGCAGTAGCCGAAACGCCTGCACCCTTTGCTAACCATCCAACAGGAGTAAACATGGGAACGATTGCACCAATTACTTCTAACGATAATGCTTCATTTGGGTTTGCTGCTTTGTAGGCATTTAGCTTTGCACGAATGGCGTCACGTTCTTCATCATAAGTATTGTCAGAAAACATGGAAGCAATAGCACCCTCCACCTCGTCACTCCAACCCATAGATACACCCTGTAAAAAAGTGCGCATCTTTTGTGAGCCAGCGATTTCTCCTTGTTCGTCAATAATGGCCTGCTCTTGTGCACTTTCTTGCGCTTGGCTTTTAAGAACAATTCCTTGTTCTGCAAGTATTGCTTGTTGTGCTTTATTCATTATTAATTCCCTGCATCAATCAATGCTTGTTTTCTATCTCTCGGTAATGCAGACCACTGATCTTGAGTCATGCCTGAATTTTTAAAACTAACTGGAATTACTGATGGAACGACTGCCGCAGGCATAACAATATCATCACCAAAATAAATATCTTTTAACTTTATTCCAAACCCGTTGGCAGAGGATTCATATTTACCTAGCTTAGTTTGTGCAGACTTTGCTTTCTTGATATATATGCCCCTAGCAAGTTCTACAATTTCCTGCCTAAGTTGTTCTGGCATCTTACCCTTACCATTTATAGCGTTGATAATAGCCTGCTTTGTTGCTTGGCTCGCTGCGCCTGATGCGTTAACAGCATCAACTTCGCTTTGGCGCGCCACTGATGTTGGGTCAAGAATCTTTGCAAATCCAACAGCTAAAGCGTAATCAGATACAGCACCAGAGTTTTCATAAAACAATGACAACCTATCCCAATGCCCTTTTACCAACTCAAAAGGTTTCATTTCCATTCTAATATCATCACTTAACGTGTCAATTTTAGTGCTTTGTTTTGTTGTGTATCTTTCGCGTGGTATTGCACCAGTGCCGCTATTACGTTCTTCAATACTGCCCTGCATTACTTGCGTTGGTGCTGCACCGCCCATAACCAGTTCTTTATTACCATCAAGGTATCTAATGTCGCCATAAGCGTCTGTAAATGTCTTTCTTTCTCTATCGTCAAACTTCATTAGACGTTGATACTCAGACCAAGCATCAGCGCCAGAAATTTGTTGAGATTCAAGCGCGTCTGCTAAATCAGAAAACCTTTGATCGCCCTTGCTTCTTAAAAATATGGCAGTTCTATTGCGCTGATTTGCTGCTTGTTGTGTTGCCAAATCTTTAGCTTGAGCAGCCTTACGATCATCACGCAAAGCCGTCTGTTGATTACCAATGCCAGCCATAATACTAGCTGTGTTGGGGTTGCCACTCATGCCTGCAAAGCCAGAAGCCAAGCCCAAAGCCAAGCCTCGCTTATCATCGTCTGACATTGATGTTAATTGATTGCCAATGTTATCTAATAAGCCCATGTTCTAACCTCCAAATCCAGCGTATGCCTTTGCACCTAACGTCAGATAATCAAATAAGCCTGCGTCATAAGTCTCTGTCTGCTGTTGTGAGGCTGGTGCGCCACCGACTGCCTGTAACAAATACTGTAGGCTTTGCGCTGGTGCGCCCGTATAGCCTCTATACTGCTGTCTACCCTCATTAATCAACTGCTGCTGTAGTGCTTGCTGCATTGCGCCTTGCTGATCCATACGACCTTGAATAGTCTGGCCCATGCCAAAGCCTAGATTAGCCAAACTGCCCAACTGTTGGCCTGCATTTAAACGCTGTTGTGCGCCCGATAAGCCTGCCTGCTGGTTTTGCATTTGCGCTTGGCGTTCCATTGTCTGGGCGTTCTGATAGCCTGTCTGCCGCAATCCTGACGCTGTACGAGCCGCTTGATCTGCAAAGGCCCGATTGGTTTCTGCTTCTGCAATGCCCTGTCGTGATCCACCAAATGCGTTAGCTGCGCTTGCCTGTGCGCCACCGACATTCTGGGCCATAAGACGGCTTCGTTCTAAATCAGCAAGAGATTGGTTCACAACCTGTGTCTCATACGGATTAGTGTACTGCTGCAAACTATCTTGCGTTGGCGCAGTAATTGCCATAGGCCGATAATTCATACCCTGTGCCGCACCCATTCCTGCTTGTTGGATGCCGCCTGCTGCTGCTTGATTGACGTTAAAACCGCCTGTAGGTGCGCCTGCCATAATGTTGTTCCTTATCCTAATAATTTAAATAAACGCTGACCTAAAAAGGAGATGAGCTTTGAGTTGGCCTGCCGCCCTCATTCTTATTGGGTTTACTATAGCCGCTATAATTATTATTACCCTTGTTTGGGTTGTCGCCATTGTTTGAGTTGACTGTGCTTTGAGTGATTACTGCTGGCGCACGATAAGGCGTTGTTACTGCGCTTAGTCTAAGGTCTTCTAGCAAGCTGGCTTGTCGTTCCATTTCTTGATTATAGTCTGCCTCTGCCTGCATAGCGGCTTGCACCTTTGCTGCGGATTGCACACGATCTGCTTCCATTCTGGCTGCGTAACGAGCATTTGCTTCATTCATTTGACTGACTGACTCGGCCTGAGACATTGATGGGTCGCCAGCACCAGACATATCAAACAATGAGCCTTGCACAAAATCCACTGCTCTTAATGGGCCACCCAATAACCCGTTAACAATCCTTTCGCCCATTGGCACATCTCTGCGACCACCTTCACCAAAACTCATATCTCGGTAATCAACAACACCATCACCGCTAATATCTTCCGTTGGCATTGAGTATTTGTAAGGGTTATACGCTCGGTTAACACCAAATATTTCAGCATCACTTGTTTGATCTTGTGGGAATTGGAATGGAGTTTCACCGCCACCACCGCCACCACCACCGCCAGAAATCATCTGACCAGTTTGGATGGGTGTAGCCCCGTAACCACTTCTTGGTGCTGCACCTGTGAATGGGTCGATGAACATATCACTCATGGCACGATATTGGGCTGGCGCATTAGCAAACAGGTTATCCAATGACTGCTCATACAAAGGCGCACTAGAATAGCCCTGTAAGCCGCCTGCAAAGGTTTCTGCTTGTGGCATACCAGCCATTGCGTTAAAGCCC